TGTACGCATTGGTAACATCGTTGCCCTTGAGCAAACAGTTACTGCACTAGGTGCACTTTCTAACGCTGGTTTAAACCCACAACCTGTGGCACAACAGCAACACTATGCAACTCAGACAGCAGCACCTGCTGCATCTGCTCCTGTACCTGTTGGTATGGGTGGCACACCTAACTGTGACCATGGGCAACCAATGCGCCTTGTTCCAGCAGGTATCAGCAAGGTAGGAAAGCCTTACAAGTCTTTCTATGCTTGTGCTCAGCCACGAGAGTCTGCTTGCAGCGCTAAGGGATAAGCATGCGCTTACTATCGCGGGCTATTAAGACCGCATCCCAAGGGGGTGCTACGCTGCCTACAGTGTGGCACTCTCTTGGAGCGCAGCAGATTTCATTTCGTTATGGTGAAGTGAGCATGGTTGCAGGACCTCCAGGGGCTGGTAAATCTACATTTGCTTTAGCCTTGGCAGTTCATGCGAAGGTGCCTACGCTTTACATTTCTGCTGATACACACTCACACACTATGAGCCTACGCCTATTGGCTATGCTCACGGGTAAACCTCAACAAGAGGTTGAGCCTTTGATGGACCAAGATAGGGAGTGGGCAGCACAGATGCTCAAGCCTGCCGACCATATTATGTGGGAGTTTGATTCAGCACCAACATTAAAAGACATTGAAGATGCAGTTCTTGCAGCGCGAGAGCGCCTTGGTGAAGATGTGCACTTGATTGTATTAGACAACGCAGTGGATGTAACCCTTGATGGACAAGATGAGTGGGGCGGATTACGTACCCTTATGAAAGAACTCAAGTGGTGGGCTAGAGAGACAGGCGCAGCAGTGTTGGTATGCCATCACACAAGTGAAGGTGTACAAGGCAACCCATGTCCTCCACGTTTTGCACTACATGGGAAGGTGGCCCAAACGCCGAGTCTTATCCTGACTGTGTATCCACAGTTAGCAACTATGGGAGTTAACGCAGTTAAAAATCGTTACGGACCTGCTGATGCCAGTGGTGGTTCACCTGTCTGGCTTTCTTATGACCCAGCAAGTATGAGTGTATTGGATATGGTGCAAGTATGAGCAACGCAAGCGAATGGGAATTAACAGTTGCCGAAAACGGAGGAGAGGTATTGGCTAGTACCGTAGATGGAATACTAGAGATACCAGTTCAACAACTGCTGACAGATGCAAAGGCACAGATGATGCTAATGCCCAAGAACCTCACCTATACGATTGGATGGAAAGCGATTGTTTGGAAAAAGAAAGAAGGCGGAAGATTCCAAGAACTCACAGATGCAGAGTTTAAACAGTTTTCTGAAACAGGAACTGCCCAATACTCCAGAGGAAATCCTAGCGATGGTGGAGAAGTCGAACATTCCACAGGAAGTGAAGGAACTCCTTAAGCATGAACTGCCTGAGGTTATGGACCGCATTGAAGATGCGACCAAACAAATCTATGACCCAGCAAGTATATGGTTAGAGTCTTTACAGTTTGCTGATTACGTTAGTCAACTAGGTAAGCACTTGCAAGAGTGTGATTCACGTGAGTGTTTGCCAGCAATGGCTGAACAACTTATCTCCATGGGTGACTCATGGAAAGAGATGGCAGAGAACGCAATGCAGGTATTAGACATTTCAGAGGGAGAGTTTAAACATGGCACACTCAAATAAAGAAACACTATCTATTGGTTGGTGCGATAACGGATTGACTGACGGTAAGTTTACCGAGGGGTTGATGTACACAACAATTACTGCACCTACCCGTGGGATTGGCATACATAACGCGGTGCGTGTACAGGGCAATCAGATAGGCAGGCAACGCCAAGCCCTCTTTGATATGTGGGCAGACAGTATTAAAACAGACTGGTTGCTGTGGGTTGATTCAGATATTGTGCTAACCCTTGACATACTTGAGATGCTATGGAAAACAGCAGACAAGATTAGTAGGCCAGTGGTTAGTGGCGTGTACTTTATATCTAAACAGATGGAGTCCTCACTGATGCAGCCTATGCCTGCTCTCTTTGATGAGGGTAGACACGAGCACGAGATTAAATACAAGCACCCACTGCCTAAAGACCAAGTGATTAAGGTTGATAACGCAGGACTAGGACTTACGCTGATGCACAAGTCTGTAGTTCCTACGCTAAGGGAGAAGTTCCCTAATCAGTCTATGTTTGCAGAGGTTGAAGGTGTTGGCGATAAGTTTATTGGTGAGGACATTGTGTTCTTCCGTAAATTAAAAGCAGCAGGTGTGCCAGTACATGCACACACTGGCGCAATAGCCAAGCACATGAAGCGCTTTGCCTTTGATGAAAACTACTATGCCCTGTACTGGCAAGCAGCACAACAAGCGGAGGCACAGACCAATGACAACGCCACAAAAGAGTAACAAACGCAGAGGTGCAGCCTTTGAGATTGAACTTGCTGACTGGTTATTGTTGCAGAGTTTAAACGCTCAACGCTTACCTCGTGCTGGGCGCAATGACATTGGTGATGTAGCCTTGGCTACAGTCAATGACATATATGTAATAGAAGCAAAAGCCCCACGCCGTGATGGAAAGATTGACCTATCGGGTTGGTTGCGTGAGGCTGATATAGAAGCAGAGAACTATCGCAAGGCTAAACATTTGAAGATAGCGCCAACCCCATTGGTGATTATCAAGGCTTCAAACAAGGGGATTAGTGAGGCTTATGTAGTGCAAAGGCTTAGTGATGCTCTCGCCAAACTCTAAACATGACATAGGCAGGGTACTAGAACACTACGGATTTGAAATACCCGAAAGAAAACGTGGTTGGATAACTGTGCGATGCGCCTTCCATGGTGATAGAGTTAAGTCAGCCCGTTTAAACATAGACAACGGTGGATTCAGATGCTTTGGCTGCGATATGGCAGGCGATGTGTACTCCATCATTATGAAAAAAGAAGGAGTACCGTTCAATGAGGCTAAGCAAATCGCAGAGAGAATTACTGGCGAAAGCAACGGCGAATTACGAAAGAAACCTAGACGAGATACTACCGTATCTAACGGGTCGCGGTATAACGGAGGAGACAGCACGTATATTTCGCCTAGGTTACGTAAAGGAGCCTGAGATTGGACACGAACCCTACGTTGGTAAGTTATCCATACCCTACCTTACTCCAGCAGGACCCATTGACCTGCGTTTTAGAAGTCTTGGAGTGGACAACGGCCCCAAATATATGTCAAGACCTGGTGCGACAACGCACATCTATAACATTCAGGCGTTACAAGATGAGTCAGAAGTCCTTGCAATATGCGAGGGAGAACTTGACACAGTAATAGCAACGCAGGCTGGCTTCAATGCAGTCGGGCTTCCTGGTGCTAACAACTGGAAACCTTTTTATGCACGAGTGCTTGCCGATTGGAACAAGATTGTGCTGCTCTGTGACGGTGACAATGCAGGCAGGGAGATGGCTAAGAACCTTAGTCGTGAACTAGACAACGTGTTCCCTGTATTCATGCCAGAAGGCAATGACGTTAATGACATATACCTAAGCGAAGGTGCTGATGGTTTGCGTAAACGAGCAGGCGTTTAAACATGACACACGATGAAACATATCAAACAGATAAGTTTGATGAATTGCTGGCAAAGATAGATTACAACCAAGTTGAAGGCACTTGGGATATAGATATGAAGTCTCAACGCTTTGATTTAGTTGCTCAAAATTATCGCGCCCTTCGTGCAGTAGTGGAGTTATGCAATAAATGGGAAACAAAAGGAAGTTATTGCTTGCCCATTGGAGATGTTATTCAGGCTATTGAAAATGAGTTGGTTTAAACATGGTAAAGAACTCATCGTTTGACTTAGACTTTGGATATGGGCGTAAAGGTGAGCAACTTGTTGAGGACTTACTCACTGGTGGTAGGACTATTGAAGTCAAGCGTGATAGGAAGTGGTGGAAAACTAACAACCTTTACATTGAGGTTGAGTGTTTCTTTAGGAAGTCTATGTCGTGGGAACCCTCTGGTTTAAACGTAACTGAGGCTGACTACTGGGCATTTGTGCTTGAGAAAACAGTTGTTATGATTACTACACCCACACTAAGGTATGCGGTTGAGAACTATGGCAGGGAAATAACCTGCGAGATACCACCGAACCTAAGCAAAGGCTTCCTCATAACAGGAGAGGATTTACTTACTGCAACGAGGAAGTTAATGAATGAACAATAAAGAAGAACTACTAGACCAAGTATTTAAAGTGGCAAAGATGGCAAGCCAACGCACTGCACGTATCCACCGCAACATTGTATCTTCCGATGATGTGTACCAGCACCTGAATCTATGGGCACTGGAGCATTGGCATAAGATAGAGGAGTGGGAGAACCAAGAAAGCCTAGTGTTTAAACTGCGCCGTACCTTTAACAACGAAGGCCAGAAGTTTGCAGCCAAAGAACGTGCATACAAGTCAAGGTCAAGCACGAGTGATGCTTTCTACTACACGCATGAGGTACTACAAGAGTTGCTTAAAGATGTGTGGAGTTACGAGTATTGGGTGCAGTCCTCATCGCCAGTAGACACGGAGTTTATTACTAGAAGTACCAAGCCAAGTGAGGGCAACAACAGATTGGCATTGCTATCTGATGTGGCTGAATCATTGAAGCGTTTAAACGCACCCGACAGACAGTTGTTGCGGCGTAGATTTGATGATGGCACTACAGATTTTGATGTCCTTGCCATTGAATATGGTGCATCGGAAGATGCAATACGTAAGCGAGTGAGTCGTGCCATTACCAAGTTACAAGAAAGATTAGGTGGTGATGCGCCTGTATGGAACAACAGAAGGTACAGTAAGTCCAACGCACAAGCGCAGGCAGAACTTAAGGAGCAAGAATGAAATTTGTATTTGATTTTAATTGGCGTATGTTCATGGTTGGTGTTGCTTACTATGATGGTTTGAAATGTGTTGAGTTGTTTATCGGTCCTGCTGTGCTTGCGTTTTGGTGGGGCTTGAAGTAAATGATTATTGGTTTGAGTGGTTACGCACAGTCAGGTAAAGATACAGTTGCAGAACTGTTGTGTTTAAACTATGGGTATAAAAGGATTTCATTCGCATTGCCTATGCGTGATGCTATCTACAGACTCAACCCGATAGTTTTTAATCTTAACAGTCGTGTTGCTGATTTGGTTGACGGAGATGGTTGGGAAATAACTAAGCAGAACCCTGAGGTTCGTAGATTGCTACAAGTATTTGGTACAGAAGTTGGCAGAGAAATGTTTGGTGAAAACTTTTGGGTTGACCAAGCGTTTAAACGAGCAGAAGAATATGAGCGAGTTGTCTTTGCTGATGTTCGCTTTCCTAATGAGGCACAGGCTATCGTTGATAAAGGTGGGCAGGTGTGGCGTGTGCAGCGTGAAGGACACAAGCCAGTCAACTTGCACTCATCTGAAACTGCGATGGATAACTGGCGCTTTGATGATGTAATCCTTAATGCTGGTTCGTTATCTGATTTAGCAGACGAAGTATTCATGCTTGCTAAGTCTAAAGAATTATAGTTTAAACATAGCGAAGCCCCACTAACAGGAGGACTAGCCTGTTGTGGGGCTTCTTTATGGGCACTCAATCCTACGCTTCCCCTTCATAGGGTTGAGTACCTAAGTCTTACTGTATCACACTTATACGAATAGCGAATCGGTGTAGTCGTCTGGGTCTTTGACCCCGATGTTTAAACGTCTGCGTAGGGAAGCCCTGGTTTCTGGTGTCGTTCCGCCCCATACTCCCTGCTTTTCGTGGGCTAATCCCCACTCCAAGCAGGCTGCTTTTACAGGGCATGCGCTGCATAGGTTGGCATAGAACTGTGCCTCCTCCCTGCTGAACTGAACCACGTCAGGATAAAACATTTCCGTATCCGCACCAGCACACGCTGCACCCTCGAAGGCTTTAGCATTGTAGTTTAAACGGTAGTATGTCAACGCACCCATCACCTTTGATTTCATAACTCGATGAAACTTAGGTTTGTATACCCTCGGTACGTCAGTTAACATGTGGATAAACTTTATATTACGTGCGCTTTGTTGTGCTGGCATAGCCTGCCCCTATCATGTAGTCAAGTAGCGTGTTAAGCAGCACGTCTGCTTTCATTGGTCGTATCACTACAGGGTCGCCGTTCTCTGTTGAGAAAGTGAATCCACTGTCTATCAAGTGCGAGATAATTTCCCTCTTTAAGTTGTCATAAGTCCCCATTAGTACCACCCCTTTGCTAAGTGATGTGCGTATGCCCTGCATATTCCGCCAGTCTTTCCGTAGTGTCTGTCAATGTAACGCAGCCCAACTAACACCTGTTTAAACCCATCTTTTGTTGGCTGAATCTTTAATACTTTCCATGTGCTAGGTAATAGTTGTGCAATGCCTAAGGCGTGGCTGCTCTTGTTAAGGGCAGCAGGTCGCCAGTTGCTTTCGCGTTGCCATAATTCGTAGAGGCAAGGGTACTGCTCAAGTTTGTTCTGCTTGGTCAGTTCGTCAATCGCGTAGCGCTGGTAGTCGTTAGTGTAGTAGGCAATCACTTGCCCTTGCGGTTGATGTATGAATACCTTAGCCCTTGGTGCGAAGGCGAACACTAATGTAATAATTACAACAGTTAGAAACCAAATCCGTGCATGTGGGTGCAAGTGTTTAAACAAGTTCATCGTTCATCTCCTTACTGGTGGGTAATACGAATCGAATAAAGTCAAGCAGCAATGGGTCAATGTCGGTGTCATATCCGTTGCCATCATCGGTACCCACGACAATCATATTGCCAGCCAGCATGGGGTTATTGCCCAGCATGAAGGACAGCGCACTAGCGAAGCCGTTGAGTGGTAGGTTATAGATAAGCCCCTCCTCATTTACATAGGCGGTGGCTACATCTTTACCTTTTGCATCGTAGAGTTTAACAATCTCAATCAATCCGCCGACTGCATCTTGGAAATCCTTGAGTTGTTTAAACGTGCGTTCCTCGTATGTGCCATCTGTAAATAGCACTACACCTTTAACGTGTGGGTGTTTCATTAGTTCACCAGTTCTTTCATCATGTTGTTGAGTTCAGAGTAAGAAAGTTTCTTACCACTCCAACGTGCTCCGTCTGTAGTTTGTTTGCCTTCTAAGCCAGCAATTTTTATCCATGTTTTGTAAGGTGTTTTACCTTTGTATCCCTGCATGAAAGCACGAGCAGAAATGTATAGTTTATAGTCGTTGTTAATCCATAGCGCACAGTTCCATGTTTCGTAGTTACGCCAGCCTGAGTAGGTTTTATCCGTATAAATACCAGCATGTGTAGTCATTAGTCCTTCTCCTTTTTTAGAATCTTAATTCTGCGCTTGAGGTTTGCGTTCTCTTGTTCTAATAGGTAGTTCTTTCGTAGTGCAACAGCAAGCACAATGCCTGATGATATTAGTGCGATAATAACTGCAATTAAATCTGTGTTAGTAATCATGGTAGTCCTTCGTTAGGTATAGCAGGGTTGCTATGTGTTGAATCATCTCATGCCTAGTTCGCAGGTGTCAAGACTATAAAGAAATCTTTTTAATTTATTTTTCTGTTTAAACGATTAGTGAAAGCATACCTATCGAAGCGCCATTTGTCTAGGGCATCTAAATCATTTAAGTTTTGTAGGCAGTACGTAAACAGCCAGTCCTGTAGGTAAGCGCGAGAAAGTGGTGAGAGGTGGTTCATTAGTGGGTATTTCATGGGGTTCTCCTTCGGTTGGTTAATCTGTTTACTCTGCCTTGGTGATTGCAATGTTAAGTCCTCTGTTTAAACGTCAAGCACAAAACTAAAACCAGGTATAATAAACTTTGAGTTGTTTAAACGCACTGTTTAAACACGAGCTCGATGATGCCTGGTTGCATGCAAAAGCCCCACGCAATTTCTGCGTGGGGCTGGTCGTTTGCCTGTTAGAAGGGTAGCAGTTCCTGCATGCGTGTTCGATGCGTTGCCTGCTTGATGCCTGCATCTATCTTTTTATCCTGCCACGATGCCACGCTGTAGATTGCTGAGAGCGTAGGTTTAAACGACTCGTGCTCTACAATTCTGCCATCTCTTGCCTTAAGATACGTGCCATTTTCTGGTTCGTATTCCCACGATAGAGAATCACTGAGCATGATTGCAGCGTTAAAGATAGTCTCATACGTGGAGCCATAGACTAGGCTGCCTCGCGTGGTCTGGCCTACCCATAGGGGAGAGGCTGACACCCTCGCAAGGTGCAGCGTGGCTGCATCTGTTGAGTCTATCCATGCAAGGGCAGCACCTCCGCGCAGTGTGCCAAGCACCTCGGCAGGGTGGTACTTGCTGCCAGTGAAGGCGAGCAGTGCAGCAGCAGCCTCGCTGTCAACTTGTCCGTTACGGTGGACACCTAATCGTTTAAACACTTCGTCATCATTGCTGATATGTCCGTTGTGTGTGAGCACGATGTTGCCCCGTGCGATTGGGTGATTGTTGTCGCGATTATTAGGCGAGCCTTTGGTTGCGTAGCGTGTATGTAAGATTGCAGTTTGCGCGCTCTCGCATAGGTAATCTCCTACGATAGGCACGAACTGACTAGCAGCCATGGCATGCTTGAGGATAGTCCTCTTGCGTGTCGCAGTGTTAACCCACGATGCGCCCGTTGCATCTTGTCCTCGGTGTTCGAT